GGTTGACCATAACACAAGATGACGAAGGTAATAATGGTGGTGCAATACACACTAATATAAAAAAACTGGAGATCATTCCAGTAATTTATTAATGACTTTAAAACAAATATATTTTAGAGCAAAAAAAATAAATCCATTATATAAAGGAACTTTTGCAGATTTTATTCTGGATTTTTTAAATTGCAGAGAGTGTTTTTTTATATCTTTTAAAGAGTGGAGAGAATACGCTTTCACACCAAAGATTGAAAAAGCACTAGACAAACATTTTAAGAGATATTATTCTTAATATTGACTAGTTAAACCCCTAACAATGCGAGAGTGGAGTTAGGGGTTTTTTTATGTTATTGACTTAATAACTCAATGGCAAAATCAGAAAAAAATCTTTGGCAACGTATCAAAAAATTAAAATTAAAAGGTCAAATTTTTCGTATTGAAAGCAACACTATCAATGGAATTCCAGACGTTTATTGGTTGATTAATAATAAAAGTTTTTGGATTGAACTTAAGTCAAATGATGTCAAGAATTTAGGTCTTTCAAAGTTCCAAATAAATTGGCATTTAGATCATTTGTCTAATGGTGGACAATCTTTTATCTTGCGAGAGATACTCTCGCAGAGACCCTTGAAACTTTTTGAACTTTGGCAGATCCGAGAGCCGAGAGACTTGATACTTGTTTATTCTTGCGAAAATTTAAGAGACATTTTTAAAAAAATCTCGACGCAATAACCACGTCCCACGATTGAAACGATATTTCTATCAAGATCTATGTGCGTTTTTTCGTTTTTTAGTATTAACTAAAAAACGATATTTCTATCAAGACCTATGCAGAAATTTTCTTGTTAATGTTATAACTAAATACCCACGCACGTGCGAGACTAGTATATATGCAATTTTTTTCCGCTTAACTTATTAACTAATTAAAAAAATTTATTTTTTTAATTGGTCCTGAGCTCAGCAACTGATCGGCAGCTTGCAAGCTTTCCGGCCTAAATTAAAAAGTTGACAGCTGTGGCCGTCCCATGGTAATAAGATTCAAATCAACTAACAAAAGGATGCATATGACTAAAAAAATAAAACCGCCAGCTGGATGGCCAGCCGGTAAACCATGGACCGAGAAGGAAGCAGGTGAAGCCGCAGCAGCAGCAAGCCTCGGTTTAAGCCGTGACGATTTCTGTGACGATGGTGCAGATTTAGAAGAGTTACAAGAAATTTTAGAAGGGGGTAACCAATGCCGTTATTAAATTATTATTCTCAGACTAAAATGGCTAAGGGTGAAGCTTACGGATATAAAACAGCGATTTTACATTTAGCACCGTTTAAATTAAGCGGTAAAAATGTCTGTCCCAAAGCTTCCAAAGAGTGTGTGAAAGCTTGCTTGAATACCTCAGGCCGTGGGATGATGCACAGTGTACAAAAGGCCAGATTAGACAAAACGAATTATTTCTGGACGAACCGCAATGGATTCTTGTGGGATCTCTCAAAAGAAATAGAGCAGCTGAAAAAAAGAGCTAGGTCTCAAGGGTTCAAATTTGCGGTCCGATTAAATGGGACCAGTGATTTGGCGTGGCACAAATTCAAAATTGATGGGGGCAGCACGATTCACGAATTGCACCCAGATGTTCAGTTTTATGAATACACAAAAGTCCCTAGCTACTTAGATCATGACGTTGAAAATTTAAATGTTACCTTCAGCGATTCAGGGCGGAACGATTCGGACATTAGGGCAGCAATCGCATCTGGCCATAATGTGGCGGTAGTATTTGCGGATCGGTTACCAAAAAAATGGAAGGGCAAAAAGGTTATTGATGGTGACCGGCACGATTTACGTTTTCTAGATCCTAGAGGCGTGATCATCGGGCTAATTGCAAAAGGGGCAGGACGTAAAATAAATAATAAATTTATCAAAGCAGCCTAATGTTGTATGTGTGGATTTTTACCCGATTATTATGGAAGGAAATTCTAGTATTCATATTGATTATTATTTTACTTTAGAATTATTCTAAATTAGGGGGCAGCTCAGCCCCCTGAAAAAAAATTTTTTTAACTATTGCAAATATCTTAAAAATATATAAATTTATGGGAGTGATAAATAAAAAACAAACTAACAAAAAGGAGTTAATTATGAAATCACTGAAACAAATGATCGACGGTCTTGATATAGCCCCTCGAGGAAAAAAAATTGATTATAAGGCTTTAGTCTATAGTCAATTTACCGACACAATAAAAAACTATTCTAAGGTTACAAAATTATTAAAACCAGAATTAGTTGAACATTGTGAATTAAATGACAATTATTTCCAATTTACACAACCTAAAAAAGTTGGGAAAAAAGGTCTTTATATTGGATCGGTTCAATTAGTCACAAAAAACACGTCTAGATTTGATGTGACTAAGTTTAAGGAAGATCACCCAGAGTTATACGCTAAGTATATAATCGGTGGTGTTTCTAATGAGTTGAGAACCAATTATAAACTAGAGGTCAAATAATGGGTTTATCTTATAAAGGTTATAACATTAGTTTAAGACCATTAAAGACCGACAATCAATGGCAATTGGAACTTGAAAAAAGTGGAGGGGAAATTGTACACACTTACACAATCAACCCACAAAAAACACTTTTATCAGTTGAAAATTTTGCCTTAGATCAAGTTGATAAAAAAGTCTTAGAGCAATCAAAACAATAAATCTATAAACACACGCCCCACAACTGGGGCGTGTGATCCACCCCTTAAACAAGGCTCAATTAAAAACCAAAATTTAAAAGTAAAAAAATAAAATTTTTTTACGAAAAAATTTTTGACTTTATTAACTATTTACTAAAACCTGTACCACAAATACATGGAGTAAGCCCTCTAACATCTAGGGGGTTTATTTTAAGGGGACCCAAAGGTATAGTAAATCTAAATGACAAATACAGAATTATTAACTACAGATCAGCTTCGAGAGAGGCTCGAAAAGGTGTGGCTTAAACATATTAAATTATGTCAGGACAACTTTTTATATTTTGTAAAGAATGTTTGGCCAGATTTTATATGTCGTACAGATAAAGATCCTAATCAGTGGGGGCATCATCAACATATTGCTCATGAGTTTACAAAAATTTCTAAGCATAAAAAAGGAAGGCTCATTGTAAATATGCCTCCTAGACATACTAAATCTGAGTTTGCATCTATTTATTTTCCTGCTTGGATGATAGGGAAGTTTCCTAAAATGAAAATTATGCAAGTGTCTCATAACGCAGAATTATCTGCTAGGTTTGGTGCTAAGGTAAGAAATTTAATTGATAGCGTAGAGTATAAACAAATCTTTGGAGATGTTAGACTTAGAGAAGATAGTAAGGCAAAAGGACGTTGGGAGACCAATCATGGTGGGGAATACTTTGCAGCGGGTGTTGGCGGTTCTATCACAGGACGAGGGGCGGACTTACTTATTATCGATGATCCACATACAGAACAAGATTCTCTATCTGATTCTGCTATGGAGAGAACTTATGATTGGTATCTTTCGGGACCAAGACAACGTCTTCAACCTGGAGGCTCAATAGTTTTAGTAATGACTAGATGGGCTCAAGATGATTTGACCGGTAGATTAATCAAAGCAGAAAATGAACCTAAGGCTGACAAGTGGGAAAAAATTTCTTTTCCAGCAATCTTAAACGAGGACACTGATCCGAGACCCGTGTGGCCTGAATACTGGTCTTATGATGAACTGGAAAAAGTTAAAGCGTCATTATCCATTAGAAACTGGTCTGCACAATATATGCAAAATCCTACTTCAGAAGAAGGGGCTATTTTAAAACGTGAATGGTGGCAACCATGGACAAAAGAGATACCAGTTTTAAAACATGTTATTCAATCATACGATACAGCTTTTAGTAAAAAAGAAACTGCAGATTATTCAGCAATCACTACATGGGGAATATTCACGCCCCACGAATCAGGGCCAGATGCTATTATGTTAATTGATGCAATTAAAGGTAAGTATGATTTTCCAGAATTAAAATTAGTAGCTTTAGATCAATATAAATACTGGCAACCCGAAACAGTAATCATAGAAGCTAAAGCGAGTGGACAAAGTTTATTACAAGAATTTAGAAGAATGGGGATTCCTGTAATGGATTACACTCCAGGCAGAGGACAAGATAAACACTCAAGGGTTAATGCTTGTGCGCCAATATTTGAGTCAGAACAAGTTTATTATCCTAGAGACGAACACTTTGCTCAAGAGGTTATTGAGGAATGTGCAGCATTTCCTAATGGCGAACATGACGATTATGTGGACAGCACCACACAAGCTATGTTAAGATATCGGCAAGGTTCGTTTATAACTACTTATTCTGACGAGGATGAGGTTGAAAAATATAAACAACGTAAATACGTATATTATTAGGAGTTAAAACATGTCAAAGAAAATGAGAATAGGAAAGGCCTTAGTGGGTGCTACAATGTTAGCTGGACTCTTGGGTGGAGTAGGTGGAGCTGGAGCTACATCTAATGTTAGCAGCAGAGATGCACAAAAAACAAAAAGCCCTAGAAAATTAAGAACTACAGATTCTGGTGCAAGAACGATGGTTGGTTCTAAAATTAAAATGAATGTAGACCGAGATGCAAATCCGAGAGAGATAAGAGATAAAGCTGATAAGATTAAAAAAGCTAATACTAAAATAAGAAAAGAAGTTGA